CATACAGTACTTTGAGTTTGCCGTGACCCTTCCGCCCTTCGCTCCTCCAACGCTCACTGAACTGCGCGAGTGGTATCGGCTGCACGGAGAAAATGAGGATCTGAAGCGCCTGATACTTGAAGTCCAGCACTCTCGCGAGCTGCTCGCGCATCTGCATTGGCTGCTTCAGAAAGCGACGCGCGTTGCAGAGCGGGCCGAGTTCGGACGGCTGACCGGTGAGGACGCGCCGCTGCGCGCCGCTGATACGGCGGTTAGCGCGGAGATGCGCCGAATAGGCCCGATCGGAGGCAAGGGAAAGCCGGAGCACTGGCGGCCGACGCCGCGGTCGGCGGCTGACATCGCGCCGTTCTCAATCGACCCGGACGACCCGGCGGACCGAGCTGCACTCATGATCGCACGCGGGCACAAGCGGCGGCGATGACATGCCGCACACAAGGCTAACCCATAGAAAACAAAAATGTTTAAAAAAGCCCTTGCGTGTTTAAACATTAGTGTTTAACATAAACACATGTTCAACAACACGGAGGGGCGGTGAAGCAGAGTGAGTTTAGAAGGTGGTTGGCCTCGCAAGGGGCGACGTTCAAGGAAGGCGCAGGGCACACGAAGGTCTACTTGAACGGAAACCAAACCACTCTTCCTCGGCATCCGAGTCACGAAATTGGCGAAGGGTTGAGGAAGAAAATACTAAAAGAACTCGGTCTCAAATGAGGGTGGCCCCGAAAGGGGCTTTCCCAGCACCGTTTCTCAAAAGCATTGGAGTGAAATATGTTGCGTTATCCAGCGTTAATTGAACCTGATACGACTGGCTTTATGGTTTCGTTTCGAGACATTCCCGAAGCCCTCACTGGTGGTGCGACGCTCGCCGAGGCCCGCGCCATGGCTGCCGATGCATTGTTCACGGCCATGGACTTTTACTTCGAGGACAAGCGTCCGGTTCCGGCGCCGTCGAAGGCGAAGAAGGGCGAAGAGCTGATCGCATTACCGGCGAGCGTCTCGGCGAAGATCCTGTTGCTCAACGAGATGATCGCGCAAGGCGTCACGGCGTCGGAATTGGCGCGCCGGCTTGGCACGAGCCCGCAAGTCGTCAACCGCATTGTCGACATCAAGCACGTAACGAAGATCGACACAATTGCAGGGGCCGTGGAGGCCTTGGGAAAGCGATTTGAGATCGGGGTTGTCTGACGCGCCTTAGAATGCGGACTGATTGATGTGCGCTTAGGCGCGGGAGACGAAAATATGCGAGTCGCTGAACTTGAAGGTGCATTGCTGGACTACTGGGTCGGTAAAGCGACCGGCCACGATTCGCTGCGCACAAGCGACCGTCGCACTCAGGCCTTGGACAGGAGCCAAGGCTTCGGAGGCGGCGTATGGGTCGACTATTCTCCTTCGACCAATTGGACACAAGGCGGACCGCTCATCGAGGGTGCGCTGATTAGCGTGCTCTACGGCCCCGTCGATTCGCAGGGTGAACTGGGGTACTGGTCCGCCTTCGTTCGATCGAGCGACGATGAAAGCATAGATGGGCCGACATATCTAGTTGCCGCGATGCGCGCGTATGTCGCATCGAAGTTCGGTAAGACTGTCGGCGAGATTCCGCCGGCCGATCGAGCACCGCTTGGAATGATGAGCTGATAGATGCACCCCAGCGACCACGTGCATTCCGGAAAATTAACGATGAGTCGAAAGGGCGCACGATGCACAACGCCTTTTCGCTTTACAGACTCACTGGAGTCGGCTGCGCAACCGCAGCGGCTCTGGCAGGCTTTGTCGACGTCGCCGCCCCACCCCAATATAGCCAGCCGAACGCACGAACGCCGGCCCACATCAACTGCCGGCGCCAGTCCGGCACAGCCGTGACGTCCGACGCTTCGCGCAGGACCGCATCTGCCACCGCACGCGGCACGATGTGCGTGCTGTACAGGTAGTCGTGGACGGTCGCTGCGTTTGATGCCGTGTCACCGGCCAATTCGTAGACGATCGGGATTCGCGGTACCGACGCGAAATTGGTGATGAACCCGGCCGGTACCGTGAATGTCATTCCTGCCACGTCCGATTGATAGACCAGATCGGCCAGCAGCTCCCACTGGCCGTCATCCTTACCTGAGGCAGGCTTGACCTGCAGAACGGAGAGGAACGCACTCACAATGGCGACGCTCCAGACGCAGGCACCGGCGCGGCCGTGGGTGTACCGTACTGAGCAAGCGCAGCGGAGAGCGCCACCTGGAACGCCATCAAGCCGATCTGAACGCTCGTCCGCATACCCGAATCGATCGGCAGCAACCCAACCACCTGCACGGCCGCCGGGATCGATGTATTCACGAGGTTCGACACGGTCGAGGGATCGACCGAGGCATTCGCGGCACATAGCGCGGCATTGTCCCGCACGACCTGGCCGAGAATCACCTGTTGCACCGGATCAGAGACCGTCATTGCCTGCATCGACAGCAGCGTCGGCTGAACGACCGAGCATGCCTTCGCGACTTGCGTCTGGAAGTCGGCAGCGACGGTGGCCGTGCCGGCGCAGCCAGCGAAAGCGATGGACAGGACAAGGCCTGCCGCAAGCAGCATGAACTTTTTCATTTCAAGGGTTCCTTCGGGTGGGTGAAATCAGAAGCGCCACTTGGCGCCGAGTTTGACTTTCAGGTCCGGAGACTTCGTGACCTGGACGGTCAGATGGGTTGATGGAGGAATTTCTGCATAGGCGACACAGCAGGAGACGTCCTCCGTCATCGGATTGATGATGGGCAATACCTGAACGTGCTCGACTACCGTGCAGCCGGATAACAGCACACAGAGCACCGCGCGGATCATTGCGGCGCCGCGGCCCCCTTCGCGGCAAAGTGCGTGACGATCACGTTGCGTACGGCATGGATGACCGTGACGGCCGCGGCCGCGACAAGCGCTTGAACTTCTGGCGGCATCACGCCTTTGAAGCCAGTCGCTGCCCATTGCACTGCCGGAACAAGCGACGCGGCAGTCAGCGTTGCGCCACCGGTGACGAGGCTCGATGTTTGAGTCACTTGTTACTCCTTGTCAGAAAGAGGTCGGCTTTTGAGCTTTCCGAGCCAGATAGCCGCGTCGAGCAAGACGTCGACGTTGAAGCTGCGGAAATTGCCCAAGTGACCGAACCAGAGATGGCAGTTCACCCCGCTCTTTTTCGATTCGCAGAGCGTCACGAGATTGGATGGATCGAGCTCGAGATCCGGATGCAAGTGAAACGGGCGGCGATGATGCACTTCGAGCTTTTCAGACCCGCCGCAAACCTCGCAGACTGGATGCAGCACGAGATGCTGTTTGCGCACCGTAGGCCAATGGCCCGAGCGCGCAGCAGTGATCGGATGCTTGCCTTTCGCAGCATCGACGAGATGTTTGATGATTGGCATGGCCGTAAACGAAAGACGCCGCCCGGAGGCGGCTGTTAAAGCGCGGCAGATCGTTCGCCGTTTAATTGATCCCGAGCGCAGCCTTTGCAGCGCCATACAGCGCGAGGCGCTCCGCCCACCCGTTTGGCGTTGCCTTCGACATCGCGCTGCCGACATTCACCGCGCGCGATACGCCGAGAAAATTTCCATCCAAAGCGAGCACACCGAGTTTGCGATTGGCCCAATACCAGGCGGCCGACATCGCGGCGTTAGCCGGCTGCTCGAGCAACTCCGGATGATTCAAAAGATCAAGGCCAAGCCCGAGTGCGGTGAGTGTGTAGTTGCGGCGCCCTGTCGTTTGGATGAGTCCTCGGCCACAAAAAAGCCGGCCATCGCCGGCTTTCGTGTTGCCCAGCTCACTCGCCTTCCGCGACGGTGGCTCATACGTAAGTTGCGCCTGTGTCGGCCCCCATAGTTCGCGCGTGTAGATCAGATGGCCAGATTCCACACCGACGGTCGCGAGGAATGCAGCAATGTCGAGCGGCTGAGTAATCTGGAAACGGTCGCATGCCGCCTGGATGTGCTGGGCCCACTGCGCTGCACGCAACTGTGTTGCACCGCAGCCCGCGGCGATGATTGATGGTGTCAGGCTCATATCACCGCCATCAGAAATTTAAAGCAGTCGGCCAACCAACCCGGGAACCGATGGAACTGTGTGTAGAACCAGAACCCATAGAGTGCGAGAAGCGGCAGTCCGATCGGCATGAACACCTGCTTGAGAAAGAAGCGCCATGCGGCCGCAAGGCGGCACATCAGCCGCGCCCCCGCCGCCACATCGCCCAAGATGCTGCGGATAAACGCCGTGTCTTCCGCAACCTGATCGGCGGTCGCCTCGACCTTGCGCGTGACCGCAGTGTTCTCCGCGATGGCGGCGTCATGGACGACCAGATATTCAACGACGTGAGCGCGGAACTCATCATCCGGAAGGCTGAGCATGTCTTTGGCTTCCATGGATCCCCGGAAATAAAAAAGCCGCTCCTGGCGGCTGTTGGTCGAATCGTTTTTGGGTGCTTGACAATCACCCTAGGGGTGATATTCTTCGTTTCACAGGGCTAAGCAATTCGCGGTGCCCGATACTCCGAAAGGAACTACCATGCGACTCACTTTTCGCGCATTCGCGCGCCCCACTGGAACGGCCGCCCATGCACTACGAGGCACCCCCGCAGGAAGGGCTTCGGCTCCTCAGAGAGCAACTGTCCTTTACGAACACTCAGATGGCTCGCATGTTCGGCGTGGCAACAGGCCGGCAATTCCACAAGTACCTTTCGGACGAGGACAAACGCGAGATGGGATTTCATGTCCTGATGTATGGCATGGCCAACTGGCAACTCATGTACGGACCGATCAACAGTGTCGAGCAGCTTCATGCGCGCGGCCGGGAGATTGGGGCCATCATCGAGTTGGCGGATGGGGATCTGACGCGGCCACAAGCATGACGCCCCGCCCAACTCAGGACCAGTCGATACCCTGGACTCCAGCCACGGTCGTCGCGGCACGCACTGCAGCCTTCAGATTTTGCAGCTTCGTGAACGCAGCATTACCCTGCGCCAACATGGCTGCGTACAGACCCTTCAGATCAGCGAGCGTGAACGAGACCTGCGCATTGTCACTGGCGACCCAGTAAAACCCTTCTGGAGTTGTGCCGGCGAGGTTGTATCCAGTCGTGGCCACCAGGAGCACATTCTGGCTCCCGCTATCCGCTTGGAAAGTCTGGCTAACGCCTCCTTCCGTTGTGAACGCGACGGGTTGCTGAATCTCTGCTTGATATGCAGTGGTCAGTGCAGCGATTTGAGTCGATTGTGCGGCAGCTAGGACCTGTTCGTCTGTCGGTGATGGAGGCGGAACAAGCACTCCGTTCAAGATCGTATAGCCAGGACTCGCAAGGCATGCTTGCCACTGTTCATCCGTTATCTTGATCGCGGCGACGCCCTGCGGAACGGGGCTGTCAACAGCATCGTAGAGAGCGAGGCCCGTTCCACCGGCATCATATGCTGCGTATTTTTGGTTCATGTTTAGTACCCGATGACGATCCAGCCACACAGGATTATGGAATGCGCAACGATCGACCCGACCGAGACGTTGAAGGGAGACGTGTACAAATTGATCTGGTTGAGCCCATTGGAATTAACGCCACAGGGACTACACACTGAACCTGTATCGCTCGCCACTCCGCCGAGATAGCCAGTCGGCCATGAGACGGGTAAAACTTGCACTGCCGAGTTGATGCCAGATGCCAAGGATGTGGTGCCCCACTGAACAATGAGGTTCTTTTCGACTCCGGCCAGTACCACAGGGACCTTTACATAGCTAGTGGTACCTGTGATTTGTCCTGCAAACAGCGATTGCAGCGCGGTAAGCACCTGGTTATATGCGGTTTTGCTGGGTGCCAAGCCGCCTGCGACCACGATCGCACGCAGCTCCTCCTGGATCATGTTCAGCCACGAGCCGCGCACGTTCGTTGCAGGCGTACCTGCGACTGGATTGCCTTCGGTGAAAAACCCTTCGGACCCTGCGGCCTCAGGGATCGGAAGCGACGTCGCAGCAGTCGCGTCATCTATGCGAAACATATGGCCTCATTTGCGCTGTTATGGCGCTCAGAAAAAAATCCCATATTTAGGGGCTCAGAAATGGAAAAGCCGCTCTGTAAGCGGCTGAAAATATCAAAGACAGATTCCGTAGTGCATAATCCGCCCTTCGACAGTAAAGGCGGTCACTCCAACAAATAGGGAACAACCAAATGGCGAACGAAACCATCGAAGGCGTTGTCGACAACTACGGCGCGAAGCATATGAACGATGCGAATCCCGCGCATGTCAGCGTGTGGGATTGCGACGGAAATGTCCTTTTCACGCTTCCCGCCGGATCCACAGCAGAACACGTCAACTGCGCGATTCAGATTCACGAGCAGAGCTATCGCGCCGGTCTGAAGTTTGGCGCGGCAGATGCCCGGCACCAAATTCGCAAAGCGCTGGGACTGTAACGATCAATCGCTATAGGCTCCCCGACCCGGCCGTCTTCCAGTTGCTGCCATCAAACATAATGTTCTGGTAGGTTCCGGCCGTGGTCAACTACGCGATCGTAGCTCCCGTGTCAACGTCCACAATCAAGATGCTGAATGCGCCCATCGCCGCGGCCAGCCGCTGAAATACAAACGGCTTTTGGAAGTCGGAGATGTTCGACTTAGGCGGCAACTGATATGTAATGTTGGCCGTCAAAGGCGTTGCAAACATTTGCAGCAGTGGATCGGCATAGCCCATCGCATACGTTGCGCCGCTCGCAACCGTTGAATATTTATGGCTTACAAGCGGCACATAACTGTACCCGCCGGTATATGGCGCTGCAGCGCCCTTGGTAAGCAGGTGTTGCCCTTCGAGATATACCTTGTTGTTATGCCAAAATGCGGCTTTTGAATAGACCGTGCTCGGGTTAGGACTGGTTGGAGCAACGTCAGAAATAATCGGCGTTGGGTGCAGCCATCCCGTTCCGCCGTCCGTCACGGTAATATTCGGGCCTAGGAAATGCAAATAGGTATTCTTGAACTGGCAGGCGGCATCCAATGCGTACACAATTCTGAACGTTTGCGCATTCGCAATTGCAAGCGGCGCAAAAAAATAGCAGGCTGCAAACGTCGCCGCTAGAGAGATCGAGCCGCCGCTGATATAGCACGAAGGCATTGATGCATTGGTACCATCTACATCAAACTGACAGCCGATAAACTGTGTCGTGTTGCATGCACCCCATACCGTCACACCGAGATCAGTCTGAGGCACGACGAAATTCCAACAGTGCAGGTTTTTGATTGTCCATGCAGCAGGAATATCGTGTTTGACGTTAGCTAGCGCATTATCAATGCCGTAACAATTCTCGATAATTCCGTCAGCGTTATTGCTAAGTGACGGCACATATATGTGAAGTCCCGAGCCCCCATTTGAATACCAATTGCATCCGCTCCATCTGTTGTTATTCAAGGTAGATGAAACTGTTGTCCCATTGCGAGTTGAGCCAACCTGCATGTGCCCATCCCCCGCCGCGTTGAACACGTTCACCCGCTCATATACCGAGTTCCAGTGCTGCGTAATAAGGCCGGCAACAGTCGCGAAGCCGTTCAAGTCTATGTTCAGATCGCTGATACGGATTGGCGAATTGACACCATTCGTATTTGTGAGCCATTTCACCGATGCAATGCCGTAAGCTGCATCGGAACCAGCTGCGATCTTCTTCAATGTGGCGCTTTGGCCGTCAATCACCATCGCAAAACCGCGCACACCGTTAGCCCCTACAGCCGTATATGGCGTAGGACTGGGAAGCGTAAGATTCGTGAAGCCATAGACAGACCCTGGAACGCAAGTGAGTTGACGGCCGCCATTCGCCGCGTTAAGCCATGCCTGCAACGCCGCGGTGTCATCTGTTACTCCGTCGCCAACTGCTCCAAAATCATGCGGTGTGATCGCGATGTCGAGAAGTTTGCCGACGATGCTGCGTTTTACGGCGCCCGCTGCCGTCAACATGAGGAGCGTGAAGATCGACAGCGCGAACTCCGCGACAGAGTTCCACACTGTCTGCAATAGACCGGCACCGCGGCTTACAGAAACGGTCTCGGAACCGGTCAGGGGACCGGCGTCCGGCGCACTACCGTTTGCGAGGGGAGCCTGCACATACGTCGCAAGTTGAGCGGCGGTCGCGGCTTTCTCGATTCCTGCGCGAGCGCCTCCTTGCGCTATGAAAATCTGGTCGTCGTCGGAGATCGGCGCCGCGGGATCGAAGTTGGTAAGTTGCTTTCCGGTGGCCATAGATCGCGTAGATAAAAAAAGCCGCCCACTAGGCGGCTTTAAAGGTTGACTTGCGCAGTACGCTAGGGAGCTGCTACGACGGAATAGTCATTCGTGACAACTGCATAGCCGTCGTGTGTCACAACCGTCCAGTCTTCAATCTGAAAGTCGTAAGCAAATATCGGTACTGTATGCGCAGGAATAACAGATCTGATTTCGCATTCGAGAACATTGTTCGCCCAAGATGCGAGCGGATCGCCGGCAGCCATCGCGCCAGCGACGGCTCTTGATACCGAGGCGAGAGGCGCTGTGATACGCCAGGCAAAGTTCCAGTCTTGCCCGCAGCAAGGCGCACCGGCACGAAGCTGACCAACACGCGCCTGCGTGAACTGCTCGATAGTGACTGTGAAACCTAGACTCTCTGCGAACCCTATGAAATATGGGATGGACGCTCCACCAACGTTGGTAAAGCGCGCAATTACCTGACTGCGCCGCTGCGGAATAGTCGGCGCTATGCCAGCACAGGGATCAGGCAGACCTAGCGTCGACTCCCATTCCGGCAACAACTCATAACTCGTCGCTGGAAACGAGTCGATCAGGAGATAGTTCGCTCGTGCAGTCTGCCGCTCATAGGACGGCGCCAGGCCGGCCAGCACTTTCGTCTGTACGGCATCATCGTCGCGCGGCCACACTCTGCCGCGCGGCAGCAACGCCTGCATCGCGGCAAGGAAGTTCGCAGCAGTAAAATTCGGTGCAAGCATTCATCCCTCAGGAATAGATCACATTTGCGAGCACCGGCAACGATCCGAAGCTGCCTGTGATATTCCCCGCATAGGTGGTGACCGTAGTGTCGATGACCCCTTGCACAAGCGAGATAACAAAGCCACTGGTCCCCGAGATTGCTGCTATGGATGACTCAATGTCCGAACGATTGACCGTTCCGCCGCGCGGGTCGCCACTGCGAAAGAAAACATCCGAAATCGTGGCTGAGATCGCCGATCGCGTTGCGGCTGATGCACCGGAAAGTCCGTCGATCGTGAAGGTCAGACTATTCGGCACCGGCGCGCATGAATAAACCAGGGCGGTCACAGGCTGCTCGGAAATGAGGGCATCCGCCACGACCAGTTGATCCCCAGTCGCTATAGTCCCGCGCGGCATTCCTCCTGGACCTTCGTCATGCTGGGAGACACCGTTCGTCCCCTGCGGGAAGCCTCCATGGAGCGATTCAGCGTCGTCGAACATGGTGTAAATCACGACTGTGCCGACACCGAATCCATTCGGGGCACACCAAGCACGTGAGACCCCCGCGACGGCGAGCGCCCAACCTTCATAGTCGTTCTTGTCCCCGCCCTGCGGAGTGTTCTGATACGCGGCCAGCATCCGACTGCGAAGCTCATCGTTCGTCTCGATGTCGGCACCACTTGATACCGTGGCCATCACGCTTCCAGTCGACTGAATGCCGTCGGCTGACGCGCCCAAGGTCATAACCGTCCCAACATCAGAATTGCCCGCTGCCCCGGCCGCGTCTGCCTTGGCCGCCACCGAGACAAATCCCGTGCTATCGACTGTCCCGACAGCATTAGTGGTATAGGTCGCGCCATCGCCACGAACGACCTGCGTACCGACGTCGAGCGTCTTTCCGACAGTCCCCGGAAAAGACACCTGCAGGATGGCCTGCGAGGCTTCCTTTAGGTATACCTTTTTGAGTGCTGCCCAGCCCTGCAAATACTCATCTTCTGCAGTGAACGGGACAGCCTGCTTCGCAATCCAATCCAGATAGCCCATTTGCATGTTAGACATGCCAGCCTGGACCTTGCCGATGATCTTCAACACGGCAAAGCGAAGCAGAGCGTCGGCACCCTGTAGCGACGACGAGATGTCGGCCGCCACCTCGCTGATCAGGGTGGAAAGCGTCTTTCTTTGAAATGGCATATCAGGAGAGCTGGTTCCAGGCCCACGCGTACGTCAGCGGTATCTGCGGGCCCGTCGGTTGATAGAGGATGATCTGCGCGCCGAGAAATGTGTCGCGCGTCCATTCCGTCTGCACATCAATGCTTGCTACCACGCCATCGTCGACGAGCCACTGCAGGGCCTCGATGATGTAGTCGCGTGCATTGTTGAGCACTTCCTGAGTCTGTTTCGAACGATCGAGTAACCAGAGCCGCGAACCGATCAGTTTGTCCTCGCCAATGTCACCCCACCAC